TTAAGAATTGTACTTCACTACCACCGACATAGAATTTGCCATTAGATACGGTAATAGTTTGTGTTACTGTAGATGCTGTAACAACAGCAGGTCTAGCACCGTCAATTTCAACACCAGTTTTTAATCTATATCCTGATACTTCTCTAGCAGCAACACCAGAAGAATTGTATCCCCAAGGTCCATAGATTGGATATCCATCATAGGACATACCTAAAATCTTAGAATGTCCATCTGCATGTCTACCGTAGTCAGGACCAGTAGCAAAGAAATCTGTAACGTAATAATTATTAGTTGGTGTAAAATTCTCTACTGTAGAATCAAGAATCATATATCCTTCATCACCAGTATATCCAGACATATATCTGTGATACTTACAGTAATAATAGATTCTATTAGTCTCATCAGCATTCATCAAGAAGAGTGGCATAAACTCATTCTCGTAATCAGTTGCCCAACCAGCATCTGATCCAGTGCTATTTGTGTATAGTGCACCACCATTTAACAGACCATCTTGTGTGGTACTGAATTGCATTGGGTGACCATGTTGATGTGTCTGAGAAGGTTGGTTACTTGTATCAGATTGATTCCACTTAATTAGATAATTTCTTTGTACCTTAATGTTTTCAGGTGATAGATACCATCCATTAACATCAAAACTACCAAATTCAGCAGCATCAGGTCCAAAATTAATATAGAAAAGACCATTAGGGAATGTAGTAGGGTCATTATTAATGGTCATTTGGAAACCATTTGCACCTAACAGATTATCTCCATTAGCAAATGTGCCATTAACAAGTCTTACATATACTCTCTGGACAATACCAGAACCATTTCTAACAATTTTTGCAACTTCACATGTTGCATTACCACCAACTTTTTCAATAAGTCTACCAACTTCAACACTTCCCATCGTCTCAGAGACGTTACCAACAGGAAGCATTAAGTTATCAAATTCTGTTTTAATATTCCAAGTGAATGTTTGTATGAAACCATTTTGAAATGGTCCATTCTTTAATGCTAAATGATTGATTAGTTTATTTGAATGATAATAATAAATGTTATTATCAACTGCACCACCATAAACATCACTATTTTTAATGAATGATGACTTTACAGTATCTAAACTGAATCCTATAGGGACATCACTATGTCCTTGTCCCCATTCTGGAGTATGGAGTAACACTCCATTTGCCATAATACCCAAAGCCTTATTCTTCTGGTCAGGTCTTGGTTCAGCAGCAGGTACGTCCTTACCACCTCTATATACGAATGCTTGATTGAAATTTCTATCTACTAAAGGTCCACCACCTGGTGCTCTTTCTGTGCCATAGTCAGCAGGTTTTGGATGATTATCTGAGACAATAGTTAGTCTGTCTGTTGCTCCTGAAAATGATGCCGTTGTCGTTGACTGCGGATTGCTTTGCCATATTCTATTAATGTCAAATGACGTAACAACGTTTGGCGTATCAGAAGTTGGTAAAATGTTGAGTCTGAGTGGATCATAACCCCTCCCTTTGCTTAATACTCGTACATGGACAATCCTACCTGACGCATCGTCAATGATAGGATAGAGTATTGCTTCTTCATCTGGTGTGCCACAACCAGTAACAGTTAGTCTTGGTGGATCCGCAGAAGTATAATCCTTCCCTCCTTCCAAAACTTCGACTGCTCTAACACCAAATACTTCGTTGAATAATGGTTTGATAGAAGCACCAGAACCAGGTATCGTCCTCGCCATTTATTAAGTTACTACGTTGATTGTACCGTTCATCAATGCATGTAATGTGCATTGGTAATATAGAGTTGTTGGAGCATCCATAGGGACAGTCCAATATAAAACTGTGATTCCACTACCAGTTTGACCAGCAGTATATGGAGTCCCAGCTAATCCAGTTGTGCTCTGAATTCTGAATGGGTGACCAGCACCTTGGACAGAATTATCAAATGCATAAGTTTGTCCTCTCTGGACATATAACGTTGGGTCATTTGTAGCAGCAGAGAAACCTGGTCCAGCGAATGTATAATGGTCTGCACCATCAGCATTCACTTCCCACCAAGTAATTGGACTACGGGTTGGTACCCAGTTTGTGCCGTTGTAGAAGAGTGAATCTCCTTGGACAAGACCACCGATATTTGTATCAGTCAAAGCAGCAAATGTTGTAGTCAGAGTTCCAGAGAAATTAACTGTCAAAGTATCCCCAGAAACGGCTGTGGTAATGTTTGTACCACCAGCAATCGTTAGAGTATCAGATTGTGTATTAGCAGTAGTGGATCCTGAATCACCAGCAACTGATGCCCAAAGGTTAAGTGAGGATATACCTGAGTCATCATCAGCAGGTGCCCACTTACTTGAAGAAGAATTCCACTTTAAAACTTGATTATTTGTAGGTGCAGCAGTATTTGTATCAACGTCAACCAAATCATTAACACCTGAATATTGTGTCAATAATTTTGCTTGGGTAGCACCAACACCACCAGCAGTAATATTAATGTTTACATATGGATTATCATCACCATTAACTGTAAAGAAATATCCCTTATATGATGCAGCAGCAGGAGAAGCAGCAAGTGATGCCCACTCATTCTTATACTTTACTGTAGTAGGGAAATCAATTCCTCCACCAGAACCCGCAAATGTATTGGTAACACCACCAACGCCAAGTGTTAAGTTACCCGTGCCATTCGGAGCGATATTGATATTTCCATTACTTGAAGAAACAATACTATTACCGTTAACATCCAAACCAGCAGTGAGGTTTGTATAGTCAGATGGAAGAAATGTCGATCCATTATATCTAAGTACCTGTCCTACAGCAGCATTGGTAACACTAAGTTGCAACGTAGTGCCATTACCTATACCAGTGTATATTTCGTTAAAATTGTCATTAATCTTGTCACCACCAACTCTCAGGGTATCACCCGTGTTGTCGTTAGCTGCAGTACCAAGACCTAGCGTTTGTTTAGCCATTTACCTTACAATTTTTAGTTATTTATGGGATTATCTCAGGGTCAATTACTTCTTCACCATATTGACTTAAGTCTGGAGCAGTCCAATCATCAGGGACTGAAGTATCAACCGATATACCAGGAGCAGAATATCCACTTCCTTGGTTAGAAATTACACACTCACCAACACCAACCAGTGCCTTAATCTGTGCGTCAAATCCAGAGATGGAGTCAACCCTTACAGATGGTCTAGTTGTATATCCAGATCCAACAGAGGTAACTTGGACACTAGCGATAGACCCACTTGTAATCGTTGCAGATCCAACTGCGTCCTTACCAAAGACTGATCCGAGATAGTCAAATGTGATTAGAGAGTTAGAAGATTCAATAACAGCAACTTCTCTGTCTGAAGTCTCACCTTGAATGTCAATAAAGTCACCTGGTTCAATTGGTGGGACAACTTCAGCAGCGTCAACGTCTGCCTCACTACCCACGTAAGAGAATGCAACGAATGTAGACCCAACACGAGGTATTTCAGAGAAGATTATTCGAGAACCAACAAGCTCGAAACCTACGCCTGGTTCCTGAATAACACCATTAAGTGAAACGATGATATTATTTTCTGGACGTATAACCGTAGACTGGACACCATCAGTAAGTGTTAGTGAGTAGAATACTCCGTTACGCTTAAGGTTGAATGACTGTCTCAATGAGTCGAAGTCGAATGAGATGTCATCTAACTGTCTCAACTTACCAACGTAGAATCCTGTGAATGCAGACCCTATCGTAGGTGCTTCAGTAAACTGAATTGTGTCTGAGAATGCTGTGTATGCGTTAGCTGCACCTGGAGGTTGTAGAATACCATTAACAAATATGAGCATATGTCCTTCAGAGTCAGGCAAGTATGCTGTACCATTATTCTGTGTAAGTTTGAATTGTGTTTGGACACCATCGAATCCCTTGAAGGATCTCTTAACACGTGCCTTAATATCTTGCTTACTCTTAACAACTGCCTTATATCCATTAAGTGACTTGATTGCGTCCTTAGTATCGAAGGTACCTACGATGTCACTCATGTAGATACGCTTGTTAACACCAACTGTCTCAATGTCTTGGACAAGAGCACCAGCAGCACCTGCTGTTACAACAGAAGTTGTAATGGTTGCGTAACCAACTGGGAAGGATTCACCTTGACCGTAGTCACCAACGATATCACCGTTAGTTAGTGATCCCATTACAGGAGCGTAGTAGATGTAGTTATTGCTTAGGTCAACCGAAGTAATGATACCGTAATTTGCAGTATCTTGGACACCTGATACAACCTTATAAAGTCTGTTACCAACAGTGAAGTTATTCAAGTTGGTTAGTATGCTAATACCAATTCTTGTGTATCCGTCTGATACAATTCTGTTACCGATAGCAACATCTAAACCACCAAACTTAGCAACCTCTAAGTATTGTCTTGAGCTTTCTGCGTAAACAACAGCAGTCTTCTCAAATGTTCCTGTTAGAGATGCAGTATCAACAACTAACTTACCACCAGTGTTTGTAAGGACAGCAGCTTCAGCAGTGATATTTGCGTTAACATCAGCAGTAGCACCCGAAGTATATCCTTGGAATCCTACATTAGCATCAAATGCACCAATCTTATCGATGATATGCATTCTTGTCTCGATGTTACTAATCTGACAAGTAGTTGAGTTAGCAGCACCGACTATAGTGTCTAGGACTGCGAATGTACCAGCAGTAATCTTAACATCGACATACTTAAAGTTATCATCTTCATGGAATCCATAAACAATACCTGTCTTAGTGTTATCACCTTGCTTTTGAATTGCCTCATTCATTGTGAATGGACCATCAGTGATAGTGCCATCAATTCTGAATCTGGAGTAGACTTGGACAATCTTACCTTCATTCCTTGTGATTGATTCAACTTCAGCATATGCACCCGAAGTACCACCAAAGAAGTTGTCAGCATTATTAATTCCACCACCAAGAGGTATTGGAATATCTCTAGTACCGTATGTCTTAGCAGGAGTAACAATACCAGTTTGATTGGTAATATTTGTATAATGAGCGTTATTAACAAGTTGCTTCTTAACCATACCTAAGAGATATCTCACAACTCTCATAATTGAGAGAGTGTTATAATCTTTTGCTAAAGTAGCAGATGTGAATGCGTAGAAGGAAGCACCAGGAGAAGGAGAAGTTAGACTTTGAGCAAGTGCTCCATCAATCTGTGTTTCTAATGTCTCAAGAATGTAATTCTTAATGTTGAAATCGTTATCAGCATAGAATGTTGTGCCGTATGCAGAAACATATGGGTCAAGTGCAGACTTAGTTAGTTTTGCACCCCAAACATATACACCACTTACACCATCACCAGCGTAGTTAGTTGAACCACCAGCATTCTTAACTATAACCTTGTTAGTTAAGGTTGTGAAACCGAAGGAGAATGTAATTTGAATATATGCTCTTATCCATCCACCACCAACAGGGACTGATCCATATGCGTTAGCAGTAATACCTTGCTGAGGTGTGAATATGCTACCGAAGGATGCGTTACTTAAATCAAGGTCAAAGAATGCATTCTGCTCTGCTGATGTACCAGCATCCAATGTCATTTGGAATCTAACCTTATCAAATTCTGCTTTCTTAATGAATGCAGAGAATGTGAATGTCTGAGCAGTAGTAATAGCACCTTCGTCAAACTTCTGACCTGTAGTATCCCACTTGATAGAAGTATCATCAAATGTATCGTAAGCAGTTAGACTATAATTTCTTGAAATTGTATGCTC